TGTCGCCCCTAGCCCACCCAATATTGCATATAGTAGTTTATCTACTTTCCCATGCAACTTATCCACATCTTGATGTAAGTGTTTAAGATGATTATTTTTTATTTGAGAGACCTCTCTCTTTAATCCTGTTATATACCCATATAAAGATATTAAATGTTCGCTGGTTGTTTTGGGTTGCTTAGCCATTAATTAAATATTTTTGTTTGGATATCACCAAATACTTTTTGGATAGATCTTGTCTTAATATTTTTCTTATTATATTCTTTGTAAGTTTTTGTTCCAAAATAATTAGTAAAAAATGTAGGGTCTTTAAATTCTTTAATATCTTTTAACACATTAAATGCTAATTGATTTTCCATTGTTTTATATTTGTCCATTAGTTCTAATTTTTTTTCAGCTGTTAATGCTACACCATTAGAATCAAACTTTTTAAATTTAACACTCTCTCTTAATTCTCTTAATTCTTGAATTGTTTTTATAGCATCTGTTAATAATGGTAGTGCGGCTTCAGCATCAAGTATTCTTTCATCTGAAATGTTGTCTATATCTATACCACTATTTTTTGCGATCTCTATAAGATTATTTGATGCATTGTTTTTATTTAAAGTAATTTTTTCTGCTTTAGCTTTTAATGTATATATTAATGAAACATTTTCACTAAATTTAGTAGGTGTTGCTTTAGCTATAAATCTCCTAGTTACAATTGAAAATATATTATTTAATATATCATTCTCATCAACTCTTTTATCTGGCATTGGTCCATATGCTTTATCATCCCAAGCTAATTTAGCATCTGCAATATCAGGTGCAAATTGTGCAAGACCTACAAAATAATTATTTATTATATAGTCTATTGTTAATGGGCTAACTCCTGTATCTGAAAATATTGATGAGTCTGCCGCATCATACATCTCATTTATAAAACCTGCAAGTTTAATAGCTGATGGTCTAGTATTACTATTAACCAGTGAATCTCTGTATAATCCTTTACTTTTATAGTAAGGTATAATTTCATTATTTTTGTAGTTTTTATTTATATACAAATCAATAAGTGGAGATAGTAATGTAGGCTTAACTAATCCTGGAAATACTTTTGCAATAGAAGCAAAGAAGTATTGACTTATTAATGCAGGATTACCTTCTTGTACCCCCTCTACTATACCTCTTGCAATGTTTGCGAATGCACCTAGATCATATGGTTTTGGAATTAATAAGAAATGTTTTATTTTTCTTTGTGTACTACCATCTGCCATAACTCTAAGATGAGATCCATCTGATTTATCTTCCATATATACAGGTATTGTATAATGTAATAATTTTATATCTTCACTTAATTCTTGATATTCTGGTGTTTCATTTGCAAGTGTCCAAAACATTAACTCAGGTGCAATAACTGTTGCCGCTACTCCTGCAGCAAATGTACCTTTATTTTCAAAAGGTCTTCTTAATACACCTCTATAGAAACCATTTAGACCTGCTTGAAAAAACATCGTAACTCTATTATATGCGTTTAATCCTACACTTGATCCATGCATACCAAAGTCAGTAGATATTTCTCTTGATGCAAAAGCAGCAACTCTATCACTCATACCTGCTTTTTTAGCTAAATTAAATTCACCTAGTCTAGATGCATATTCAACTCTATTAACTAATTGACCATAACCTTTAACTAAATCACCACCAAAATAAAATATTTCCTTTAAACCATTAATTGATTTTTGGTATACAGCTTTATCTTTTGCAGGTATATCTGCATTCTTTATTTTTCTATTTAAATTACTTAATAATCTTTCTGTATCTCTTCTGCCTGAAAATCCACCACCTGCATTTAACATTCTTCTATAATAATCACTAACTTCAAAAACATTTTTAAAAGATTTAATTAGTTTTTTAAATGCTGGATCATTACTTTTTATTGTTCCACCAATTAATTTTTTCATTACTTTGGGATTATTAAATCCTTTTCCTAACCCTACAAATGTATCAAGTCCAGGAAAAAATCCTAAAGCATTAAAGCCAAATGCACTATTAACACTTCCTGACAGTGTATCCCTAACACCATTAAATGCAATAAAAGGAGGACTGTGTGTAATTAAATTAGGAAATACTCTTGATACTTCTCTAGCACCAATTGCTGTTTTCCCAACAAAACCTTTTCCTAAAAATTTTCCTTCAGATCGAAACTTACCACCACGAATAAGTTTATTTAAAAACTCACCAAACTTATTCATATAGGTAGATGTTACACCACCCATAGATTTAAACATATCTACAAATTCTGGTTTTATAATTTCGTATGCTTTTAATTTTCCATTTTTATAAACTAAATCAATAACTCTTTTATCATTAGTTAAAAAATTATTTTTAAGTGACATAACTTTAATAGCATCTTCACCTTCGAATAATTCTGAACTTAATCGTTTACTAAATTTTATACCTCTAGTTGCTGCTTCTTCTTCTAATGCTTTTAATAATGGTTTTTTTAATACTTTAGTAAACTCAATTCTACTTATAGGTTTAACTACTTCACCTTTTTCAAATATTCCTCTACCTACTGCCTCATCTATTTCATCATATACTCTTAACTTAGCTAAGTTTCTTTCTGATGCTTGATATGCATAGAAAGTATGTTTCATAAATGCTTCATGTAATGGTAAAATTTCTTTATCACTGCCTGTTATTTCAAACTTTCCAGGACCTTTAACACCTCCTTTTGTAGGTGTAGGAGTTTTAGCTAACATAGTTGTAGGAGTTCTAGCATCTTTTTTTACTTTAGCTAATTTTTCTAAATCTTTAATTGTTGCATCTAATGTTTTAGTATAAAAAGGAGCATATATAGGATTTGATTTTAAAATTAATCTATACTCTGCATCAGATATAATACCTGCTCTTCTATGTAACTCAAGCATCACATCACTATATTTTTTTAACTCTACTAGTCCTTGATCAAATAACGGTTTTTGATTTGAATTTAATTTTTTATAATTATCAATTGCATTTTTAATTTCTGGCTTAGTCATAGATGTTGTAATGCCACGATCATTTAAAATCTGAGAACGTCTTGCTTGTATATAATCATTAAACTCAGAAACTAACTTTATATTAGAAATAGATTCATATATTTTTAATAAAGGTTTTGCATCAGCTAATTCCATACCACCTTTTAAAAGTATACCTGTGTCTTTACCAACAGAAGTTCTTGAAGTTACTACAGGTAAAGTTACTCTACCAGTTTCTATTATAGCAGATTCAGCTCTTGAAAATGTTGCAGCAAGTTCTCTTAATAATAAATATCCATGATCTCCAGGATCTCTATATGATAAATACTCTGTCTTTTTGCCTTTACCTGATAGTAGTCCAACTTCTTTTTTAGATAAAGCTAATCCTGCACCACCACTTAAGTTATCATTATCTAATTTAAAATATTCATTAATCTTTTTACTTAAAGCATTATCAGGATTATCACCAACATAATCTTTTAATATTTTATCAATTTCTTTACCTTTAATTTTGTATCCTTGAATATCTGCTTTAACACCATACAATTTTTTATTTAATTCTTTTAAAGGATGTGCATAATCAAATACACTTTGAGATGCATTATCTAAAAATTTTTTTATACCAGCTTCTTTAATCTTAGTTTTTGCAGCACCATATGTATATGGTAATCCTGGTAAAATACCTACTCCACCTTGTATAATAGCTGAAGTAAACATTCTCTTAGGGTCATAGGTAGTTCTTAATTGTAATTCTTTTTCAGTTGACTGTATGGCTGCATCTACACTAGCACCTATAACACCATCAGTTACAAACTGTGCACCTGTCCCATAAAGCACAGCTTTTTTTAAAACAGATTTTGTAGCTAGATCAACACCTTTTTTTGCAGCTTGTTGAACAGCAGTTCCAATAGTAGCTTTAGCTACACCAGGTCCAAGTAAATTTGTAGGATCTAAAATACCTTTAGTAATGTTAGATACTAAACCATCAATATAACCCCTACCACCAGCTTCATAAAAATTAGGAAGAGCATCCCAGTAATCAGTTAAGTATGCAAGTCTACGTTTTTGATCCATGCCTACACTCTCAGAAGTTGCGTATAATAATTCTTTACCTATGCTATAACTATTTGCTTGCTTCCAAGTTCTATCACTTATAAATTTATCTACAACACCCTTATCTGTTTTAAAGTTTAAACCATCTCTTTCGTAGTAATAAGCTCTAGCTATTTCTATTAACTGCTGATCTTTATAAATACTATTATCAGCATCTTCATCAAAAACATATTTACTATTACCATCATTATCTTTATCAACTAGTTTAACTCCAGCTGGTTCTTGTGACTGTATTGATTTAAATTTCTTTTCAAAAAAGTTTTTTAACTCATCACCTGAATAAGATTTTATCTCACCAGTTTGTGTTGTTAAATCTAAATTTTCACTAGACATATTATTCCTAATCGTCTGATGCTAAATCTTCAAGATATTTATCAAAGTATGCTCTGTAAGCACCACCAGAATAACTAGACATTACATATTCTCTGTATGCTGCCGATTTACTAGCTGCAAATCTTGCTAATAAATTTATATTTGTTTGTAAAAATCTTTCATACCCTGATTGATTAAATACTTTTTCTTTTTTACCATCTTTTTCTTGCTCAATCATTGGCATAATACTGTCAGTTGTATTAATAAATGATTGGAATGATTTAATAATTAATCGATCATTATCTTTAACTATATTTGCAATTTGTGACCCAACATCTCCGTATGTATTAAAATTAAAATTAGGTTGATTAAATGTTGTTGAAACTAAATTAGTAACATAACCAAATTTTGCACCTTCTAAATCATTTAATTCACTACTAGATATTTGGCCATTAATATCCCTGGTATATTTTCCACCTAAACCTAAACTTTGCATAGCATTATCGATAGCAGTATTAGATCTTAATCTAAATTCAGAGTCACTAATTCCTTCTGTATCACCTGAAGCACCACTAATTAAAGGTCCACCAGGTATATTTGTAAATGTTGATAATAAATTTTCATCAGGTTGTTCTAGGTCAGGAACTATCTTATCTGTTTCTCTTTCTAATCCTAGTAAAGCTGATGGAATATCTGACTCTTTAATTATTGGTCCACCAAATAGTAAGTTTCTAGCTCCATCAAATGTCCCTTCTTTTTTAGCTTTATTAAAATCATTTTGAAAGTATAACTCAGATAAATTTTTAAGTTGTCCTCTATTTAAATTACTTGCAACAGCATTTTCTTTTGATCCAACTGATTTTAAAATTTTATTATTATTGTTTTGGAAAACTAAATTAAGATCTGCACTATCCATTGTTTTTAATTGCTCAATAGCTTCTGGTTTTACATTTTGTATAAAACTCATAGCTGTACCTAGATCTCCACTATCTAAAAATCCAGCATGTGCAAATGCTTCAACAACTTGAGTAGGATATTGCCTAGTTAATTGTTCGTATATTTTATCTACATTTTTTAATCTTATTTTTTCTTCGCCAGATTTAGCAAGATAATTTTCTGCAACTGTATCTACAATCTGTCCTGTTAGTTCATCCTGTCTATCTACAATCTCATTACGAGACATCAATGCACCGACAGCAAATGGTAATATTGGTGATACCATATTATTCTTCCTCCGTATTTGGTCTTGATAATAATCCACCTTCTGGTTTTGAAGCAGGTGTATCCTTAGTTATATCTTGTGATATATTATCTATCTTTTCTCTAGCTGCTTTTAACTCAGCCATGTTTGTAATAAAATCAGTATTTGATAAATCTTCTATTGATAATTTTAATTTTTTAATTCCTGCTCTTATACCTATTGCAGATACCATATTCATTAATGGTTGTATAATTAAAAATCCAACATCAGGATTAAATTTACCATTCATAAATCCTGAGAAAGTCATAACTCTAACTATAGCTTCAACAGGTACTCCTGAATCTAACATAGCAATAACTTGCTCAACCACTTCTGGTTCTCCAAGTTTATCAAATAAAAGATCTAGAACTTCTTCTGGATCATTATATTGTGGGGGATGCTCCCAAGGATAATTACCTGGCTCATCTGTTAAAGATTGACCTGGTACTGGTGCATCAAATGGATCTACTTCTGGTTGTGTTAGATTACTTATATTTTTCATATTAACTTACCTGCCTCTGATAGTATTTAGCTTGTGCTAATCTTAGTGCTCTAGCTCTGTATTCATCTAATGTTTTAGAAAATGACATAGCTGTATTTGGAACATTTCTACCTACAGTAGATACTGTTCCTGTATTTGATCTTGTATTTGTACCTAAAGAAAATTGACCAGATAGTCTAATTTTATTTTTTCTTAGTCTCTCTATAGTATTCATATAATTAGCAAATTGTTTTTGTCTGCTCTCTGGATCAAATAATTTTCCAGCTGCTGTTTTAGTTTTTTTAATTATATCTCCAAAGTCAACAAAAGGTTGTGTTGCTTCGTTTACAAATACTAAATTTTTTTTAGCTTCGTTATTAAATAATTTTTTTAAATCAAATGTTTGCATTTATTCTCCTATGGATTATTAGTACCAGAACGTGAAAATATTTCCATACCAAACTGTCCAAGTAATCCATAGAGTGCAGCTTTCTGTGCTTCATTCTGTAGATCTAAACTTGTAGTTCTTTCTAGTGCAGCTATTGCTAAGTTGTGATTTCTGTTACTATCATTCTGTGATGATGTGTTTACCCAAGATGCTTCATCTCTCCACTGTTGCCATAATGCAGACATTGCAAAGTTACTTAAGTTTAATAAGTTCATTGCATTAGTTTCATTAGCTGCATTAACTGCCTGTGTATTAGATGTATTAATTGATCTTCTCCAAGTTGCATTAGATTGATCTATAACTCTTTGATTCTCTACATTAAATCTTTGTCTTGCATCTTCTAGTGTTTTATTATATTGTGCTATTGCTGTAGCTCTTTGTGCGTTTGCATCTGCAACTGCTGTAGCATTTTTAGCATTTAATGCTTCAACTTTATTTTGTTCAGCTAAATTAAATTGACCCATTGCATCTGATCTTTGTGCATTCTGAGTTTGTATATTAGTATTTAGTGTATCATAAAATTGATTAACTTGATTTTGACTAGTGGCATTAAATTGTAATGCAGCATTTCTAGCTGATTGATCAGATAATAAAGTCTGTTGTCTAGCATGTAAATTCTGTAAATTAGTTTGCTGATTGTTATTTAGATTAGCCATATCCATTTGTAGATATGCTTGTGCATTAACAACAGCAGCTTGTTGGTTATTTGCTAAGTTTTGAAATATAACTTGTTTATATGTTTCTGCATCTGCAGCAGCTATTGGCACAGATGATTTTAATATACCTTCAGCTAGTGCTTCAGCTAACATTGTAGATGCACCTAATCCTCTAGCTTGCATAGTAGCTTTAGCAGCTTCAGCAGCTCCTCTAGCAAACGCAGGTAATGGCGTACCCTGTGATAGAGATGTCTGAATGTCTTGAGAAATATTTTCTAACTGACCTTGTACTGTAGCTCTTGAATCTATACTAGCTAATGACTGTTGTGCTGCAGTCATAGGAGCTGTTACAGTTCCTTGTGCAGCAGTCATTGTAGGTGCTGTTCCAACTACATTTGCACTAAACTGAGATGCAGTCTGTGGTGTAGCAGCAGCAATTTGTTGAGTTGTTGCAGCTGTTCCCATTGTAGCTGCAGGTGCTGTTGCTTGACTTGAAGTTGCTGATAATGTACCAGTTACTCCAGGTGTACTTAATAATTCATTAGATTGTATATTCTGTGCTTGTGGTGCTATACTAGTACCCTGAGGTAAACTAGGTTGTGTTAATAAACTATCAATCAAACTAACAGCAGATTTAGTTCCTGTCTGTTCTGTTTGAGCAGGTGTTATTGCACCTTTTTGTAGTTGTATATTACTTGGTGTCGCCATTATCTCCCCTGTCGATTATATTTTTTAAACATTCTTTTTTCTGATTTATTTTTATTTTTTTTATGTACTCTTGGTCGTTTCTTAGGTTTAGGTCTTTCCTCAAATGCTTTAAACTTTTTAGCCATTAACTATTTTAATACCTTTATACCAAGCTGGTAAACCTATAAAAGGTCTTTTATCAAATTGATTTTCTTTTGCAGTTTTTGATTTTGCTTTATTATAATGCAAAAATACTTGACCACAATCTTTTCCTTTAAATTCTTCTCGCCAATGCTCTAACTCACATCCAGAATAAACTAACATATCACCTGGTTCTAAATCTACTTTAACACCCGCTTGTCCTAATTTACCAGTTGGATCTAAATATATTGGCCAAGGATCACCTCCAAGATTTAAAGTTGTAGATATTTCACAAGAGTATCTATCTTTATGTCTTGCTAGTATATCTCCTTTTTTATATATTCTAGCATAAGAATACGTTTCACTTAATTTTAATTTTGTATGTTTTTCCATTACAGGTTTTACTTCTTGTAATAGAGTTTCCATTGCAATATCTCCATAATGTGAATAAGTATTAGGTACTTGTTCATCATTCCATACACCAAAGTATTCTGTAAATGGTGATATATATCTTTGATCAAATAAAAATCTTGCTACATTTCTTTTATTGCAAAAATATTTGTAAACAAAATTTGCTAATTCTTTTGATATTGCTTTTTTAATTACTGTATATTTATTTTTTTGAAACGACATTTTTAATAATATTTTTCCCTTTTAGTTTTCTATTTGATTGTATAAAATTTTTAATATAGTCTGGTTTATTTTTTACTGTATTAGTTTCGAGGGTAGCTTGTATTACAGCTTTTTTCATATTATCATTAGGTTTTGACATTTAAAACACTATTAGGTATTGCTTGGCAGTTCCAATGTATAAATCTAAATGGCTCATACCCCATGTCTACAATATATTGATGTGGCATGTATGAAGGAAAAAACATAGTTCTTCCTGGTTGAACTGTATAATTAATTTGTGATGATGCATATGTTACTTTTGTTTTATCTTTTTCTGGTAAAAGATTCATAATATTACCTGGTCTTGGATCTTCAAACAATGGCATTGATGTAGCTTCACTTGCTTTTAAAAAATAAAAACCAGAAATATGTCCATTCCAATGTGTATGTAATGTATGATGTCCTCCACCTTTTTTAGCAAATTCTTGCACCCACATTTCTGTAATAAATACTGTAAAATCTGCTAAATTAAATCCCATTTCAATTAACAAATTATGTGCTGTTGCACCTACATAATTTTGTAACTTTTTAAACTTAGAGTCACCTATCAACGATGTTGAATGAAATACATGACCCATGTCTCCTTTGTTACCAAACTTTTTATTTCGTTTATTTATAGACTCTTTTAAATTTTTTTTAGATACTTCAATATAAGGATCTGATGCATTATTTAATTCATTAACAAATCCTGGTTCATCACCATACCATATAGGACATTTAAAATAATCTTCTCTAAATAATTGTTTTGGAAATTGTAATTCTGTTTTTAACTTTTTAGTTTTTTTCTTTTTCATATTCTCCTTATCTAAATGGCCATCCAAGATTCCATATAACTAAACTATATCTTGAGCCTTTTTTTACTGGACATACTCGATGCCATACAAATGAGGGAAATACTACTAAACTTCCTTTAGGTAAAATTTCTGTGCATTTTTTAATATTAGGTTTTTTATCTGGATCAAGATTTCTAAAATCAAATTCTAGTTCACCACCTTTATATTCTTTAGGGTCGGATAAAGTTACTGTTACAGATAGTTTTCTAATTTTTCCATGATCAATAGCATTAACATTATCTCTTATATAAGGTCTGTCCCAACTATCACAATGCCAATCATAAAATTGACCTTTTGTATATTTTGTAAATTGACAAGATTCCGAATAATCCCATTCAAAATTCCAACCAGCACTAGTATTTGCTTGATGAATATATGGTTGTATTTCTTTATATATCCACCTATCATTCATCCAAACAATATTTGAATTTCTTTTCTTTTTTAAATCTTTTATCTGTGACTGATTTAGTTTTTTGCCACCACCATAGCCACCTGTAACTGCCATTTGATCAGAAATAGATTTACCATATTTTACTATTTCATCACATATTCTTTCTGGTATTGCTTTTTGAAAATACCAATAATAATTTATTAAATTCATATCCCTTATATTATACTGTTATTATTTTAAATTGTCAAGGGGTATTAATTTTAAGAAATAGTTAAGGTTCCAGAAACTGTAAATGTAGCTAGTTTATCTCCACCAGGATGAGTTGCTGTTGTATTTGTACAAGGTGATACTGCAAACGTAGCTGAACTTGGACCTCTAACTACGACTATACCTGAACCCCCAGCACCAGCATTTCCTGATCCACCTGATCTACCATTACCACCACCGCCACCACCAGTATTAGCTGTACCACTAGTAGCAGTTGACGAACTAGCAGCTCCACCACCGCCAGCTCCGCCTGAACCTTGTGATCCACTTTCATGACCACCTCCACCACCACCAGCATATGTTGTGGCTGGACCTAAAATTGTATTTGGTGCACCAGCACCTCCATTACCACCACCTGGGGGACCAGCATTAGCACCAGCAGCAGTAGCTCCACCACCGCCTCCACCACCAGCAGCTCCACCACCAACACCATTACCACCTGAATTACCTTGAGGAGGATCTACAGGAGGTGTGTTTCCAGCAGCTCCATTACCACCACAGCCACCGCCTCCGTTTCCACCTCCAGAACCTCCAGCTTTTGATTTACCTGCATCAGCACATGGTGAATTTCCACCACCTCCGCCACCTGCAGATGTTATTGTTGAAAAAGATGAATCAGATCCACAATTACCTGCACCTCCAGGAGGTGTTCCACGTCCTGCTGCACCACCTCCAACTGTTATTGCAAAAGATCCTGTGCCTAATTCTAATGAAGATCCTTGTAAAGGAGAAGGCCCAAAACCTGAAGCTCTATATCCACCAGCTCCACCTCCGCCACCTTTACAAGCTGCTCCACCTCCACCGCCTGCTACTACTAAATAATCTATTGAATGAAAAAATTTAGGCCACAATCCTTGTTCTAATTTAGCTTTTTGTGTTCTTAAATTCCATACACCACTTGCTTTGTTTAATTCTTTTACTAATACAATTCCTGAACCACCTGCTCCACCTGTGCCACAACTAGTTCCGCCACCACCACCGCCAGTGTTAGCTGTACCAGCATCACCATTAGTAGATCCTGATTTAGCATCACCTCCACCACCAGTTCCACCACTACCATCTGTATTATTGTGTGAGGCTCCACCACCACCTCCAGCATAAACTCCTGAATTAGGAGCTCCTGGAAAAATTGGAGAAAAATCTGTTCCTGCTCCACCTGCACCACCACCTGAAGTACTACCATCTCCTCCAGCAGCAGCATGACCTCCACCACCACCTCCTGCTAAAGCTGGTATACTAGGTGCACTTCCTGATCCATCACCACCTGGATTTCCTTCTGGTGGACTAAAACTACCTGCATTACCTGATCCACCTTCACCAACACCTACAGGTTGACAAAAAGATCTATTTCCACCACCACCTGAACCTCCAGATCTTCCAGAAGTAGTGTGTCCTCTTGGAGCTAGTGTATTACCACCACCTCCTCCTCCACCTGTGGATTGATATGTTACACATTGTGATATAATTCTTGATAAAGAACCATCACCACCTTCATCACCTTGTGCTCTACCAGTTCCACCTCCACCTATTGTTATAGGAACAGCAGTATTACCTGCCATAGGTATTTCTAAATTTCTAGCACCTCCTGCACCTCCACCACCTGATGTATCATTACCTGCACCTCCACCACCAGCAACAACTAGAACTTGTGCAAGTCTAGTTCCTGGTTGTGTACATACATTTCCTGAAGAAGTTTTAACAGTTTGAGTATTCTTCCCAAAAGAAGTTAAATTTCTTTTACCAATGATTCCACCATTAGTTCTAGGCATTTATTAGTCTCCTATTAAGATGTCCAAGCTGATCCGTTCCAATCGTAAACTGTAGGTGTTTCTGCTGTGTCGTTAGATTTAGTTGCTTCCCAACCTGTATTATTGTCAGCTTGATATTTAGTTTCATTCCATTTAATTATGTAATTAAAACCAGATCCAGATGTAGTTGATGGGTAAGTTATAGGTGCTTTCCAATCATCACTACTATCTAAAGACCAAGATGCATAAGGTTGTTGGTTAATAAATTTATTTTTTGATGCATCATATCTCATTCCAATACCTGCATACATTTTTCTAAATTTATTATTATATGATGTCTGCTTCCAGCTTCCACCTTTAAAGAAATTTGCACACCATGTTTCACCATCAACGTGCATATCATTATCTTCTAAAGTTCCGCCATTAGCAGGAATATCATTACCTACAACTACAACTCTTTTTACAATCTGATGTGTATCAGATGTAAAACCAGTTGGGTCGGTTTTTGATTCTAACTCTGCAAAATGTGCCATATTTATTTTCCTCCGTTATAAAAAATTTTGTTATAAAGTTAATGTTCCTGATCCTGTAAATTTAACAACTGTACAGCTTCCTGTAGTTGACACACAAGATACACAACCAGGTGCTGCTGCAAAACTTGCAGGTTTGCAAGCTGTTGCTATTCTTAATACTACAATTCCTGATCCACCAGATGCTCCTATTCCTGTCGCTGAAGGTGCAGCTGGAGATGTTCCACCACCTCCTCCTCCACCACCAGTATTAACTGTTCCTGCTACTCCATTAACGCTAGGGCCATCACCACCTTCTCCGCCACCACCAGAACCTCCTGCTCCACCAGCTCCTTGAGTATTTTGTTGTGATCCAGCTCCACCACCTCCACCACCAGCATAAGTTACTGGTGATCCTGTAATTGTATTTGTTAAACCATCTCCACCAGCTCCTGCTTGTGTAGCACTTGGATTTGGAGAACCTGCTTCACCAGCACCTCCACCTCCACCAGCTGCAAATCCATCTGGAGAAGATTGAGCTCCTGAAGCATTTCCACCTGGAAATCCTTGTGCAGGTGCTATTGGAGAACTTAATGGGGGATCATTTCCTGCAGCTCCACAAGTAGCAAATCTACCTTCTGCACCACCACCTGAACCACCTGTTAATCCTGGATGATTATCTTGAAATCCACCTTTACCACCACCTGTTGCATGAATATATCCTACACTACTATCATTGCCAGAAGTTCCATTTGCTCTTGTTGCAGGTGCACTTGGTGTTGCTGTTCCGCCACCACCAATAGTAATTGTATTTGGTCCTGGATTTAAAAATAATTTTTCTCCACCTGGAAAAGATGATCTATAACCACCAGCTCCACCACCACCTCCTCTTTGTTGTCCGCCTGCTCCACCACCAGCAACAACTAAATAATCAAAACCTAGTGATTTATCATTAATATTTAAATTTGTAGATGCTTTAATTTGTGCAATACTATTTATACCATCAGTTGATATAACAGGTGCACATGTACTACATGTTGTTAAAAATACTCCTAATCCTGGTGTTCTTGCAATAACAATACCTGAACCACCAGCTCCACCAGTAGTTTGTGTTGGTCCTGCTCCACCTTGAATAGAGTTTCCTCCACCTCCACCACCAGTATTAGTAGTTCCTGCACTTCCAGGATTAGCTCCTGGTGCACCAGCTGCACCTCCACCACCAGCTCCACCAGCTCCTGGTCCTGGATTACCTGGATGAGGTCCACCACCTCCACCACCAGCATATGTTGTAGCAGATGTTAAACCTAAAATATTATTTGGTGCTCCTGCACCTCCATCTCCGTCACTACCTCCACCAGCAAGTCCTGAAGCTGTAGCTCCACCACCACCTCCAGCATGAAAACCTGAACTTCCTGGGTTAGCTCCACCAGAATTTCCTTGAGGAGGACTTACGGGAGGTGTATTTCCTGATCCTCCAGATCCTCCTGTTCCACCAGTACCAGCACCACCACCTGAAGCTCCAGCAGCACCAGCGGCATCTATACCAGATCCGCCACCACCACCATTAGATGTTATAGTTGAAAAAACTGAATTACTTCCTGTTGTTCCTAAATTTCCTGGTGAACATGTAGCTCCTGTTCCACCAGCCCCACCTGCTCCAATTGTTATTGGATAACTTCCTAAATCTAAAGTTAATGTTGTTCCTCGTAATGGGCTAGGTCCAAAACCTGATGCACGATAACCTCCTGCACCACCTCCACCACCGCCTTGAGTTCCAGCAGAACCTGGGTGAACAGCTTGTCCACCACCTCCACCACCACCGACTACCATGTAATCTACTGATGATCCTGGTCTACTTATCCACTCTGAATTCTTTACTTGATCGAAATGTTCATTTATTGTCCATCTACCTGATGCACATTTTGGAGTTATTTCTTTTATAACTACGATTCCTGAACCACCAGCTGCTCCAACAGCACAGGCTCTATTACCACCGCCACCACCACCACCAGTGTTAGCTGATCCTGCTCCCGCTGCAGTTGATCCTGGACCACCTCCAGCTCCTCCACCACCAGGTCCTGCTGAACCAACAGTTGCAGTTCTTGCTCCACCTCCGCCACCACCTGCGTAAGTTACACAACTTCCTGTAATATCATTTGCCGTTCCATTTCCACCAGCTCCACCAGCAGGTGCAGCTGCATTTCCTCCAGTGCCACTAGATCCACCTCCACCACCACCACTGTCATTAGTTCCAGATGTTCTTCCAGTTCCACCATTATTTCCTTGTGACGGACTTGTTGGAGGTGTATTACCTGATCCTCCTGACCCTGGTGTTGAAGATCCTCCGCCACCAGAACCGCCACTTCCTCCTGCTCCAGGTGAAAAACCACCACCTCCACCACCTGTTGATGTCATGACACCAGAAATAAGTGAGTTACTACCGCTTTGACCTGTTGGTTTTCCTGTTCCTGGATTAGCACCTTGTGCTCCTCCAGCTCCAACAGTTACTGTTAGTAATGAGCCTGGCATTGTAACACAAGTACCAGTTCTATAACCTCCTGCACCTCCACCACCAGCTGAACTACAATTACCAGAAGCGTCTCCACCTCCAGCTCCACCTCCAGCAACAACCATTATTTCAGGTATTGTTGATGTGCAGTTTTTCTTTTGAAATGTTCCTGATGAAGTAAAAGTATGAGTTTTACTAGATGATGTACATACTACTTTTACAGGTCCTATGATTCCGCCATTAGCCATGAATTATGTTGCCTCCTGTAATTCTATCTATTATGCATCATCTAATTCTTCGTAAGAAACAAAATAAGTTAAGTCATTTGCAGCTGATGCTGTAAAAGCTAATATATCTGTTTCATCTAAATAAATTGGATTCTCTAAAAAACTTAAAGTAGCATCTGCTGGTACTGATATTGTATTAGCAATCTTAACATAGTTAGATCCATTATCTACACTAACTTCAATTGTAATATCAGCAGCATTTGCACCATCTACGTTTGCAACAAGAATTGTATTTATTTTAGCAACTTTATCTGCTGAAACATCAACCGCTGTAGTTCTAGATGTGCCATCTAGTAAAGCAGTTGCATTTTTAGCGTTAATAGTTGCTACGTTTACGATGTTTGGTGTAGCCATATTATCTCCTCTTTAATTTTAACCAAATACAATTGCCATTGCAATTGCTTTTCCTACTGATGCAGCACTAGAATTTGCATCAATATATGTTACTAATCTTGAAGCAGCAACTTTTCTATTAGTGCCTCCTGCTCCATTATCTACTATAAATAAATCTGCATCTACAATAGCTTCTCCAATATCTGTACCACCATCAATATCTAAATTAGCTATAGAAAAACCACCAGCTGATGCACCAACATAAGTTTTAATATCTGATGCTGGCATACTTTTCATAGTACCACCATCATTCATTATAATACCATCAGAATCTGCTAATGTTAATGAACTACCTACTGATGTTCCACCATCTAATAAATTAAGTTCTGCTGCTGTAGCTGTTACATTAGTTCCACCTATATCTAAAGTTGTTAAAGAAACTTCTCCTGCAACTGTAGCAATACCATCAGCTAATGTAATTAAATCTGTATCATCAGTATGACCTATCGTTGTGCCATTTACAATTACATTATCAACAGTTAAAGTAGTAAGTGTTCCTAATGAAGTAATATTTGATTGTGCAGAACCAGTTACTGTAGCTGCTGTTCCTGATACATTTCCTGTTACATCACCTGTTAAAGGTCCTGCAAAAGCATCAGCCGTTACTGTACCATCAAAAAATGCATCTTTAAATTCTAAACTAGCTGTACCTAAATCAATATCATTATTTGTTACTGGGGCTAAAGCACCATCTACTAATTTAATTTGATCTGCACCTGCAGCTCTAAATATAATATTATTATCTGTTGCAAAATCTATGTCATTATCAGCATCTCTACCAATAACTAAACTTGTATTTGTTAATGATGATATTGTAGTTTGAGAAGATCCTAAAGCAAAATCTAATGTATTATCACCATCTTCAAATGTAACTGTAATACCTGTTTCAGTATTAGAAGATACCATACCACCAACAGCATCTGTTATAAATTCTGTTAAAGTAGCACCATTAACTGTAATAGCATCTGCTTCTAATGTTCCATCAATATCTGCATCACC